CGCGAGCGCGTGTGAGGCGTTTTCGTAGGGGCGCCGCCCCTACACCCCGGCTAGAATGCGCGCAGGACAACTTGGGGGCGCTATGGATAAGAGCGGATGGCAGATCACGTCTGCGGTACTGGCAATGGCATTAGTAGGCGCGGGGTTTGCGCTCCAAGCGAATCGAACTGCTCTGGCGCAGGCCAACGAAGACCTCAAAGCCGCGAGAACTGTTGAGACGGTAACTGTGCATGAGGTTCACCGCGAGGCGTGCCAACAATCACAAACGCAGCTGCCGGACAACGAAGTGATTCCGTGGCCGGCTGGAGCCAAATGCATGGGCGGACGTCTAATCAGCAGAACGGCAGACGGCTGGGAATCCGTGACGCACAAAGGGCGCCCTGTAATCTGCGCCCCATAGCGCTACATCACCAGGATGGCAATGATTCCCAGCACAAGCAGATGGCCCACATAGTAGGCATAGAAGGCCCTGCCCGCTCGCGGAATGCGCGCCGGCAGTTCGCCCAGGGCCATGACCGGCAAGGCTAGCAACGCCCAGCCGTTGCCGTTGTAGAGGCACAGCA